GCAACTGCATAACGCGAGGATCCAGCAGAGGCAACAATGGTACTTCCGTAATTCGCGGCCCGGCCACAATGAAGGCGGGGAGATGAGATTTCTATGGACCTGTTCGCCACAGGCACCGGCTGGGATAAATATATATCTATGATTAAACCACCTAATTAATGGTAACAATTCTTTTATTACGGAAAGGAGGTTTTTATGAATAGCTTTTCCGATAATGATATTGCCTCTATGAAGAGCGTAGATATCAGAAGTGTTGATAAAGAAAGTTTGGTGGATCTGGGATCAATTCAGATCGATTCATCAAAACCTGTACAAGAGCGCATTCAAAGTTTTTTACAGCAAATTCAAAACCCTTATTGTTTTCGCATTGGCGATGTAGCGGTGAAAGTAAATTACAAACAGGACGGACCGTCATTTCAGCAAAATTTTGAAGAGGTTTTACGTTCCGTGCATGACTAAATTTTGGAAATTACCGAAAATAGTAGATTTTTTGTTCGAATTATGTTATACTGTTTTCGGACTAAATAATCATGCTCGCCTTCAAGATGAATTGCGGTTTGTTCTGATAATCCATCAGAAGGAGTGAGCTTATGGAAACTAAGACTCAGTATCAGGCAGCAGCCTATGTTCGCTTATCCAAAGAAGACTTGATAAGCGCAAGTGGTTTGCGCTCTGAGAGCAATAGTATTTCCAATCAAAAACAGCTGATTCTGGACTTCGTAAAAGACAAAGCTGACATTAAAGTAGTGTCTATTCGAGAAGACGATGGATATACAGGGACAGACTATGACCGCCCCGATTTTCAGCGCATGATGGATGATATCCGCGCTGGAGTCGTTAATTGTGTCATAGTGAAAGACTTGTCCCGTTTCGGCAGAGAGTACATCAATGCCGGAAAGTATATCGATCGTCTTTTTCCGTATTATGGGGTTCGGCTGATTTCCATCAACGATGGAATCGATACGATTACGAGAAGCAGCTCAGATGACTTCAACATTATGTTGAAAAACCTAATGAATGATAACTATTGCCGTGATATATCAATAAAAATCCGCAGTCAGTTACATGTGAAAAGAAAAAATGGCGAGTTCCTTGGTGCATTTGCTCCGTATGGATATGAGAAAGATGAAAGCGATAAAAATAAGCTGGTCATAGATCCATATGCTGCAGAAATTGTGCGAGAGATTTTTCGCTGGAAATTGGAAGGAGTTAACCAGGATAGTATTGCACGCAGACTCAACGATCAAGGTATATTATCTCCTATGGAGTATAAGAAAAGTAAAGGACTTTCTTTTAGATCGTCCTTTAAGACAAATGATCAGGCAAAATGGAGTGCTGTTGCAATTCGTAGAATCTTGACAAATCCGGTGTATGTGGGGACCCTGGTCCAAGGTGTCCGATCAAGACCTAATTACAAAATCAAGAAAGTCGTTGTTAATGCAGAGGAAGACTGGGTGATATGTGAAAATGCTCATGAAGCTATTATTCATCCTAGGTTTTTCCTGCTGGTTCAACGATTGCTGGAACTTGATACAAGGACATCTCCAAACGAGGAACATGTATTTCCGTTAGCGGGTCTTATGTATTGCGGCGACTGTGGTGGCCCAATAATTAGAAAAACGCAGATAGCAAGTGGAAAAAATTTCTATTACTATATTTGTGGCAATCATAAGAATACAGGCAAATGCTCAAATCACCGAATTTCCAGATCGCAAATTGAAGAAGCTGTGTTAAAGTTGCTTCAAGAACATATTCGTATGCTCACAGAACTGGAGTCGGTTCTAAAAACAATCCGAGAGACACCGCTTAGAAGATATAGTGTGCGTAAAGTCCAGGAGCACATGCTGAATTTGGAGACTGAGATCGAACGATTCAGAAGATTAAAGATTTCTGCATACGAGGATTTAAAGGAGGGGGTTCTGTCAAAGGAAGACTATTTTGACATTACGGAACAGTATGAACGGCGAATTGCGAATGCTAACCTTGCCCATGAACAGGCTCAGCGAGAGCTGGATTTGTATATTCAGAATGGATCTGCTCCACAAAAGTGGATTCAAGAATTTATTGAATATCAAAATATTAAAACCCTGACGAGAAGCATGGCGGTAGAGTGTATTGACCGAATCGTAATATATGAAGATAAACGAATCGAAGTAACATTTACCCACATGCAAGATTACCAGTCTCTCGTTTCTCAAGTTGAGGATTATTATCAAGCAGTTCAGAAGGGGGTAGGTTAACAATGGCAAGAAAAAGCAGAAGGAACACAACCATTGAAGCACCTATGCGCAATGTGGCCGAGCACATTTATCGATGTGGTCTGTATGCGCGCATTTCAGTTGAAAATGAGAAGAAACGGGAAGCGGACACAATTGGAAATCAACTCCAATTATTAAAGGACTATGTGGCCGAGCACCCTGATCTAACGATCTACGACATCTACAGCGACGATGATATCTCAGGTGTCGATTTTGTGAGACCAGAATTCTCTAGGATGATGAACGACCTAAGGGACGGTAAGCTTGATTGCATCGTCGTTAAAGATCTTTCTCGACTCGGAAGAAACTATCTTGAGTCCGGTGAGTATATTGAAATGGTTTTTCCGTTCTTTCAATGTCGTTTTATTGCGATTACCGATAGGTTTGATACCAAATTCAACCAGGCGGATTTTTCAGTACAACTTAAAAATTTGGCCAATGAAATGTATGCTAAAGATATTTCCAAAAAGATCTGTTCGGCAAAAAGAACAGCGCAGGAGCAAGGGAAATTTACTTCTGGTCGCGCACCCTATGGGTATCAAATTGATCCTGAAGATAAGCAGCATCTTATTGTTGATGAAGAAACTGCACCGGTAGTGCGTCAGTTATTTGAGTTGCTTGCAGATGGGAACACAATCCATGGTATTGCAACAATGATGAATGAACTGGGAATTCCATCTCCAGGAAGAATTCTCTATGAACGTGGGATTGCCACAACTGATAAGTTCAAAAATTCGCGATGGTATATGCCGACCATTCGCCGAATACTTACAGATGAGATTTATTTGGGGTGGATGGTTTCGGGGAGATATCGATCGACCTATCAAACTACCGGACAAAAAGGAACATTAAGACTCCCACGCGAAGAATGGATAGTAACGAAAGGAACGCATGAACCTATCGTTACGGAGGACCTATTTGATCGAGTACAGGAGTATTTTGTAAAAACCAAGGAGATCTATGGCCAGACAGCCTTATATAATTCTAAGAATAAGAAAAGCAGCATTTTTACAAGTCATCTGCGATGCGGTGAATGTGGTAAAGGCATGTATTTGCGCTTTAAGAAAAGTGGAGATGGCATTAGAAAAGGGTGGTATTACTGCCCAATGCACGAAAACTACAATTCCTCTTATTGTACAAAGAAAGCTATGAAGCAGGAGGATCTTGAAGCTGTTGTATTAAAGCTTATCAGAGCGCAAATACAGCTGTTCACAGATTCCAGAGAACTATGCCTATCGCTCAATAAGCGTGAAGTAAACAAGACAAAATACAAGATTTACTGTACGCATATCCGTGATATACAATCCCAAATAGACAAATATGTTGGGCTTAAAGCTTCACTGTATTCTGATTTTGTAGATGGAATCATTACGCAGGATGACTACATTTCAATGGGACAGCAGTATGCCCAGAAAGCGGATGAGCTCCGCATATTTCTTGCAGAACTGGAACGTGAAGCTGTCAAATATAGTCTGACATTTGCTGCTGGCGGCTCGTGGGCTCAGTTGGTTGAGAAGTATCATGATATTCAGGTGCTTACTGAGGAGGTAGTGGATGCCTTCATTGATGAGATTACACTTTACAACAATGGGCATATTGATGTTAAGTTCAATTTTAAAGACGAAATGGACGAAGTGATTCACCTTGCAGCGATTCGTAGAAGAGAGGTAGACAGGTATGCTATTTAAAAAGACCTTAGCTTTTTATATCCGTCTTTCCTCAGAAGATGAAGACTTATACAAGGCAGGCAAACTGGAAAGTAATAGCGTGACTAATCAAAGAGAGTTGCTGCTGGAACACCTTAAATCTTGTCCTGATCTCAAAGAATATGAGCTGATTGAATTCTGCGACGATGGTTTTTCGGGTACGAATTTTGAACGACCAAGATTCATGGAAATGATGCAGTTGGTTAAGCAAAGGCAAATTCACGCTATTATGGTGAAGGATCTTTCACGGTTTGGCCGTGACTATTTGGAGGTAGGTGCCTACCTGGAACTTGTTCTCCCACTGTTTGGAACTAGATTTATTTCGGTAAACGATGGTTTCGATAGTAATGATTACATTGGTACGACCGGTGGTGTAGAATTGGCCTTGCGTAACCTCATTAACGGTTTGTACAGTAAGGACCTGTCTCTTAAAATCAGAAGTGCTAACAGAACGCGAAATCGCAGAGGTGAATATTGGGGTGGCGCAGCATTCTATGGATATAAAGTTGACCCCAAAGACAAACACAAGCTCATTATTGACGATAATGTATCGGATGTTGTAGTTCGCATCTTTAATGAGTGTATTGAAGGGAGGAGTGCATCGCAAATAGCAAAAGCATTGAACGATGATGGCATCATGTCACCGGCTAAGTATAAAAAGAGCAAAGGTGCTCTGTATAATGGCCGAATTGTGGATGAAGATTCGATTTGGACTGCGACTACGGTTATTCGTATTTTGAAAGACGAAAGGTATACGGGAAAGATGATTTCCCACAAACGAGAGGCTGCTGGCGTTAACACCAAGAAAATGCAAGCGCTTCCGCCAGAAGACTGGATCGTGGTTCTAAATACGCATGAGCCAATTATTTCGCAGGAGAAGTTTGATGAGGCAAAAGCAGCGAAAGCAAGTCGCATAAAAACGGTCAACAAGAATACTGCAGGCAATCGTGCAGATAATTTGTTTGTGTGTGGTCATTGCGGAAGAAAACTTCAAAAATCATATGGTACAATAACGCATCTATATTGCTTAAAAGCTGGCGTATCTACTGATAGCGCTTGTACGGATGTTCACGAACCCTTGGACCAGCTACAGAGGTATGTTCTGAAGGTCGTTAACATGATGGCTAGAATCCTTGTAGAGCGCGCGGTGAGCGTAAAGATAAGTATAGATCAGGAAATCCCAACCATTGAAAGAAAAATCGCAGAAGCCAAAAGACAACTGCGAAATCTGCAAACAGGAAAAGTGGATTTATATGAGGACTATCGCCAGGGGCGGATTACGCGAGAAAAATTCATAGGCACACAGAAAAAACGGCAGCAAGAAAGTGATTGGATTAATGCGTCGTTAATTAAACTAGAGAAAGAATTAGAAACACTTATGAAAAAGTCTGAGCAAATGAAGGCTATGTCTATTGATGCAAAAGAGGCGGCTTTACTGCCTGAGTATCGTCCAGCGGTGATTCGGCGCTTGATAAAGTCTGTGAGGGTATACGGAAAAGGGCGAATAGAGATAGATATGCTTGCCAATGACAACTTTATCCTTGAAGTGCTTGCAGAAGCCGTTGAAAAAGCCGGGTAGCGGTGAAGTACTACTACGCATTATGAAAAGCCGTTGTTCGCACCATAAAAAATCAAAAATTGCGCTAAATCGACACAATTTTTAAAAAATTTAGTCCTAATAGAACACGAAGTAATGGGTCCTAACTTGACACAAGCAGAGGGGTTCATTCTTGGCGTCGGCGCGAAAATGTTCACCATCGCCGGCCCGGTGATCGTGTATGGTGTTTCTGCAAGCGTTGTTTACGGATTGATCTATTGGATAACAACGCTATTTTAATAAAGCGGTATGAGGATAATTCCTCATACCGTTTTATTCGTTATGTTCTGTATGTATTTACACTTGGGATAATTGGAGCACCCATAGAAATGATTACCTACATTTGCACCTTTGGTGGCAGTTCTCAAAACAAGATTTCCATTACATCTTGGACATTTGGGAATTTGCTTTTTTATAGGTTTAACCTCGACAAGAATTTGCTCGGTCAATTCCGTCGAAGGAGTTTGCACATTCTCCGCAACAGTTTCAGCGCCAAGAGAATTGACAGCAGTGTTTATAGCGGTTGTGTCGGTTGTTACCTCGGCTTCTAAATTAGTAACAACAGGTGCTGTATATTCTGGCGTTGTATCTCGAACAGGTTGGCCATTTAGGCTGTTGTGAATATTCGCTATATGTTGTGCCTTTACGCTTTCATCAATTTGTGTGAACGGAAAAAGTTTGTTATATAGTTCGGTGATATCACTCTCACTTAAAATATCAGCGGGTGTTTGGGTGCAGATTGTAGCGACAACAGGTGCAACATTGTAACGATTGATCACACTAATATCGTTGCTCTTAATCTGCACACTTTTCAATGTGCATCTGTCAGAAAATACAATGATTGACCTCATTGGGAATTGTTCGCCAAGTAAAGATTCTAGGTGCTTGATATGGGCACGGTTTTGCATTATAGGGTTATAGAAATGCTCTTTGTGACTTCTTCCTCTGCCAGCGGGTAGTGTTTGATACCAGTTTTTTTGATTTTCGCTGCCAAATATCCAGCCACTATAATTCTTGCTTTCAAACACGAAGATACCCTTAGGGCATATCATTAATATGTCAATTTCAGTGGTTTCCCCGTTGCCTTTTGGAATGTAAACATTAAAAAGGAATTTTGCTCCGTTTGACTCCATGTGCTTGAGGTATTTATATGTGAGATATTCACCATATCGTCCTGTGTTGCGTCGAACGGAAAGATATGGTTGTTTGGTGACTTGATAATAAGCGCTGCTTTTATACTCCTTGTTCTTCTTTACAAGAACAATAATGATAATAATAGCAGGGATAAGTATTACAGGGCTAAAAAATAACAACACAAGTTGCGACATAGACATAAACAGCCTTTGTAATTGTTCAAGCATAGCTCGACCTCCAACAACATCCTTACTTTACTTTATATTACCATATCTTCGACTTGATGTAAATATTTCGAAAAATGGGTCCTAATAGATCACGAAGATATGGGTCCTAACTGGACACCCGCAGAAGGCTTCATCCTGGGCGTCGGCTCGTTTCCTACTGCCTGCGGCGGTTAAGTCAGTGAGTCGGTATAGCGGTGATACAGTTGACACTGCTATCGGAAAGAGATATACTGAAAAAAGCAGCTTTTGCGCTAACAACACGATGGAGCAGGAGGATTGGCCATGTTTGCATTGAAGGTGGACAATATGAAACGGCACGAGAATTCGGTTCTGGAATATGAGCAGCAGCCTGTAGAAAAGGGCATGATTCTTTTTTACGGATCCTCCGGTTTCACCCGTTGGAGTACCCGATACGGCAACCGGCCTCTGGAGGAAGATATCCGCAGAAAGGACGGCTCACCTGCCGCGGTGAACCATGGTTTCGGTGGCTCCACCATTGAGGAGGGCCTGTATTACTACAGCCGCATGGTAAAACCCTGGGAGCCTCGGGCCATTGTACTGCGATTCTTCCCGAATGATGTGGGCTTCGGCTACGCTCCTTCGGAGATCGTATATCTGTTGGCACAGTTCTGCAACTGGGCCCGGGCAGATTTCCCCGGTGTAAAGCTGTATCTGTGCGATGCCATGCCCCATAAGCGCCATATCAGCAACAGCACATGGCAGCGGCAGGCCAAACAGTTTAACAGGATTTTGAAGGATTATTGCCATGCCAATGCGGACTGTACCTATGTATGCCAGTCTGCCTGGCCCGGCTTCTATACGGCTCCGGCCGATGCCGGCGATTACAGTAAAATCCGCCAGGACATCTGGGTGGCGGACGAAATACATCTTACCCAGGAAGGCTATGATATCTACCGGGAGCTGTTCCTGAACGCACTGGATGATATCCTGTAAGGTAGGATCTGGTGCAAAGCTTTCATTTTTCCGTAGTCCCATCTTTTCCTCAATAAGGCAAAACCAAGCGGAAAGAACAGAGAGAATCCAACAAAAACACTGCGTTCTAACTGGACACAAGCAGAAGGCTTCATCCTGAATATTTGTGTGAAGATGTTCACGATTGCGGGACCGGTTATTGTTTATGGTGTGAGTGCAAGTGTGGTGTATGGGTTCATTTATTGGATTTATTCTTTCATGTAGAAAAGACCTCGATGGGCTGTGAGTCCATCGAGGTCAGATTTATGCCATAATGGCATTTATTAAGGTCGTATCGGTGTTTGCATGGGGACCGTTAGTCCCCAGAAAAATATA